CTTCTTGGTCCCTCGTCATTACCCATAGACCCACCGTTTCTTTTCGGTTCCCGGATCCCGTTCATAACACCTTCTTTGATAGGGCCACCGTACCTGAACATAGGTCTATTTAAAGTTTTCATTATCTTCTACCACCACCATAGATTTGACCGAATAATCCTGCAACACCCATGGCACCACTTAATGCAGATGCATAAGGATCAGCTGCTTCTTCTTGTTGGTACTGTTGACCTGATACACCACCAGCTAAACCAGTTAGTGTATTACCATATTGTGAAAGTCTTCCGTAAGGTTCGTAAGCTGCAGTTTGTTCATTCATTCTTGTAGCATTTAATTGAGCTTGAGATTGTGCTTGGTTAGCTGCACCTAAAGAACCTAGTGCATTAATATCTTGACCCATACCTTGTCTGCCAAAGTCAGATAAACCAAACTGTTGATTCATTTGATTACCATATGCACCAGCTAGTCCTTGGTTAGAAAGATTTTGTTGGTTCTGCATACCAAATAAAGCACCTTGGTTTTGAAAATTCTGTTGTGCACCTTGTTGTGCTTGACTAAATCCTTGTTGTAACATCTGTGCTTGTAGTGCTGATCTATCTGCTAGTGAGTCTGCATTATACTGACCCATCATAGCACCTTCTCTACCACCACCAAAATTTCCTGAAGCTACTGCTTGGTCTCTAATAGATTGTTGTCCACCTAATCTTGATCTATCAAACTCTGACATTGTTGCATCAATAACTTGTTGTTGATATGGAGACATAAAAGGTTGGTAAGCTTGTGGTCCTGTTGAACCTGCGGCTGCGTTTTGAAATGCACCTAGTCCACCTACTGCAGTTGCAGCTTGTCCCAGAGCCCCGGCTCCTGTTGTCTGTGCAGTTTGTGCTGCTTGTAAATATGGTTGATAAGAACCTACACCTTGTGTTGCAAGTCCTGCCGCTTGTGTAGTCATTGCATCTTGCGGTGCAACTTTTTGTGCGAACGTTGACGTATTAATCGGTGCTGAATAAGTGGCCTTAGCCTGTTCTGCGTAATCTTTTATTGCTGGTTCTAAAAATTCTGATATTGCCATTATGCCATCCTTGATTGTAATGCTTGTTGTTGTTCATACATTGCTTGCGCTCCGCCTGGTTCTTCTATAATTTCTTCAGACATCATTTCTTCTCCACCACCCATACCTTGTGAGTCTTCTGAAACTTGTCCACCTTGTTCTAGATTGTCCATTAAGTTTTGCATAACTTCAGACCCTCTATCTATATCTCCACCGCCTGCATTTCTTACAGCGTCTGCAGTGAATACAAATTCGTTTTTAGATAATCTTGCAGGTACATCGTCAGCTCTTTCTTCGCCACCCATTTCTACAAAACCACCTGTTTCTCTAAAATCTTTTTCATTGCCGCCCATGTCAATCATTTCTGATGCTTCTTCAGTTTCCATAATTCCACCTTCTGCAGCATTGACTCTTTCTCCACCACTAGGGTAACCAAATTGATTTGTTCCTGCAGGTGTTCCGTATCCTGGTACAGTCATACCAGCCATACCACCGTCAGCTGCCATCATAGTAGGTTGTTCCATACCTTGAGATTGTTGCTGTTGTTGCATTACTGCTTGGACAAATTGTTCAAAAGATAAATCTCCACCTTTGTTTTTGTATTTTACAAATTCTGCTTGAAGCATTTGTTTTGCTTGCTCATCACCTGCGCCACCACCCATGTTTAAAAATGTTTCTCTTGGTCTAAAACTTTGACCTGCTCCTGATCTAATAAATTCTTCTTCATCTTCTTCTATATTACCACCCATTGCGTAACCTGCTCGGCCACCATCAGCTGCATAAAAATTTTGATTAACATATTTTTTTGCTGGCATGAAAGATAAACCCGCACCGGCATCACCTTCACCACTATACATATTTCTTGCTCTGTTTCTAATGTTGGCAACATCCATAACTTCACTAACTTCTTCTGGCTCATCGTCACCACCCATGAATAATGGTGCGGCTAAAGCTGTAGCACCTAAACCTGCAAATACTTTTTGACCCGGAGATAATTTTCCAAAACCGGATGCTAGTTTACCAAACATTCCTTGTTGTGTGGGACCTTGTACTCCAGCGGCTAAACCTCTTCCAAATAAACTTGGCAATGATGCGGCAATACCTTGTTTACCTAATAAACCTGTTGCTGCTCTTCCAAAACTTGCTCTACCAAATAAACCACCTATAGAAGTTCCGGGTATACCAAAACCTAAAGCACCTATCATGGCAGCTTTACCTAGTGGACTCTTAGCAACTTTCTTAACCGCACGCGTAGCTTTCTTAACAAGTTTACCTAAAAAGTAACCTTGTCTTGGAGCATCTAAAGCCCCTAAGCCGCCTTGCATTTGTTGTGGTTGTTGCATGTTTGAAATTGCCATAATTTAATCCTAGTCTATCTGTTTTACTTTGTTTCTGCTGACAAATCAAGAGCAGGCATGATAACTTTTACGTCCTGTGCCATCTCTTCTGCCTTATAACCTTTGGCTTCCCAGTCTTTTCTTTCCTTAAAAACTTCACCGGTCTCGAGGTGTCTGTAAGTTTCTTCTACTTTAGCGTCATATATTTTCATTAGTCTATTTTATCCTTTTTAATGTTTAAGTAACTTATGGCCACATCAAATGACCCTGAGTTACTTGACTGTACTGTAAAAGGTGTGCCACCTTCTATTATTAGCGGTTGTGTTAATAATTCTGTGGTAACATTAGCTGTCAATGCTGCTGATTTAATGGCTGTAATACTATTGTTAGTCACAGTCACTGTTGGTGTAGACGCAGATGTAACAAGCAGTGATTTAATAATTATAGTTTCATTTACTAAAGGATTACCTGTTCCAAGAGGAACTAAAGCATTACCCGTTGTATTATTATCTATACCTTTAAATTTATATTGGTTTACTACTGCCATTACTCTAAAAAGAAACTTTTTGCTTCTATCTCCTGTTTAACTTCTTCTTGAAAAGAAGAGTTTAATTTTGTTATAATACTATCGATATCTCTTACCAACGATTGAAAAGTTCTTTCTTCGTATTCTTTACTTGCTCTAGTTAATGATTGTACAATTCTAGCCATTATAAAATACTTGCTAAGCCTCCGTTTTTAAAATTTACTCTACCACCAAAGAAGTATCCGGCTCTACCGCCTTTAGCCATTCTGAATGCTGAGTGTTGACTTTTAGTCATTCCACTAGATCCGTGTTGTGAATTATTTGTGCCACCACCTGGATCTCTATCACCGCCACCACCTGCTGTATAACTTGGTGTCGTAGTTTTTTTAGGTGCCGTATCTTTTTTAGGTGCCGTATCTTTTTTAGGTGCCGTATCTTTTTTAGTATCTTTATTTCTGTTAAGGTAACCTGCTAAAGTTCTATAAGAACCAAAACTCCCTGGCTTAGCCCTATCAAATCTGTTGGTACCGTAAGTGGGACTTGATGGATCATTATCATAGAATTCATTTGCTTGACCTGGGTTTGCGTAATTGACCCCATCCATAGTATACACGCCACCTTTAAAAGATCCTCTTGGATCGAATTGTTCATAATTTTTACCACCCTTTAAAAACCCAAGTGCCATTCCAACAGGGCCGCCGATTAAGCTACCAAGACCAAGTCCTTTCGCTGCACTTGTTGCCCAACCCGGTAAATTTGAACCCGCCTGTTTTGCTCTACTAATCATGTTAGCTATAAAACCTTTTTTATCTTCTTCTTCTTCAAACGCACTTTCAGAATAATTTTCAAAACCTTTATCTCCAACTTGTGGGCTCTTACTCATGTTGTTAAAAATTTCTGGGTTAGCTATTTTACTTAAATCCCCATTAATAGTTCTTACTCCTGGTGATGACATAATATTATTTCTTATACCGTCGTACGTAGAAAACCTATTGTCGTTAGGATACGTGAAACCTATGTTTTTAGTGTTAGCATCTTGTGCTGCTAATTCTGCAATCATATCTTTTTCATCTTGAATATTTGCATTAAATTGTTTACCTTGAAAAGTATTGCCTTGATTTAAATAATTATTACTAAGGTTTTCCATTTGTATAGAATTATCAGGAAAAGAATTGGTATATTCAAAACCACCTTCGTTACTTTGAAAACCACCTGGATAAGTCCCACCCGCTTTTTCTAACATTTGTTGTGCTTGTGGAGAATCAGCACCATATTTTTTAGCCATATCCATATAAGTCATTTTAGGATCGGGAAGAAAAGAATTATTGTAATTAATATCACCGCCTCCGCCAGAGTTTGCAAAAGCATTTGTATTAGGTATACCAAACGAAGGTGTGGATGCGTCTTGTCCTCCACCTTGAACCGGTGCCGTGTAACCTGATCTATATCTTTCCTGAGGAACATAACTCATACCTGAATCATAAATTGCATTGTCTCCTGCATTGTAAAAACTTATAGCCATTATCTTCTTCCTCCAGGATGTATATCTAATCTAAATGTACCAAGTTTCCAATCTTCCCCGGTCCCTGTATTAGATACCTCGATTGCTATTGATCTAGCTCTTATTCTTGTGTCTCTTTTTGTTGTAGCGTCAGTAATATTTGTAAAATTAGTAGTGGTTCCGGTATCACTAGGGTAATCTTTAGTTAAAAAACTAACTTGAGCTGGACCTGTTTGTGAAATAAAATCTGGTATAAATCTACTAATTCTCATAATGTATTCTCCATCGCCTCTAAGGTCCGGCATACCGGCTGACGCTTGTCCTGTTGAAGATCTTTTTTGTGTTATATCAAAATCACCAGAAGTAATATTTGCAGTGATAGCAACAGGTGCCCCCGCTGTGGTGACTTGATCCAACCCTGTTTCCTGTTCAAAGTATATACTACTTCCGTCTGTATTACCAACAACATCAAAAGAAGCATTATCCCCAGCGCTATATTCGGTTGCGTGTGGTTTATTAAAAACAGCAGAATCTTGCCATGTTGTTCTTGTCAAACTTCCAGTTGTCCATATAGGTCGTTCAGTTGTAGAGTCTAAATAATTGTAAGTAACATTTCTATCTAAAACATTTGAACTCCCAGTTGGGTAGTACCATGTGATTTCACCAAACAAATTATTAATCCCTGCATTTATTAAATCTCTAGGGGTAAGATTTAAAGCGTCATAAACAAAATCTTCTACTAAACAAGGCATTGTTTTTACTTGACCATCATAAGCAAAAAAGCCATTTTCCGACATCCAATAAGAAACACCATCAACTTCAACACAAGCATTCTTACCTATTAATCCACAGTTAGTACCTACCTGTGAGAATGAGAAAGTAAAAGGTTGACCCACGAATTGCATTAAAAATAGTCCTGTGTCTGTCCATACATAAAGAGCGTCTCTACCTTTGATGGCGCTCATAATTTTAGAACCAGCAGCCAATCTTTGAGTACCTGCAGTATTTTCTGCTTTTACAGTGTACTCATTAATATTTTCCTGGTCCGAGAATCTAATAAACATATTATCTTGAGAAGACTTATCCCCAATTGTAGTTTCAGTTCCAAAAAAAACTAAATGTCTGTCTGGTGTTGATACCAACACATGCCTAGATGCAGTAGGTGCATTAGCTATAATTGTTGCCCTTGTTGAAGTTGCATCTGTTGGGGAAGCATCCCATTCAAAACATTCGCCATTGTATATAAGTGCAATTAATTTTGTACCAAAGTTATCTAATACCCACAATCCTGGATCAAAAGGAAATACACTAGTTGAAGCTTGGCCCCATCCTATAAACGAAGTTACATTTGTGATTAGATCATTTTGAGAATGTGCGGCTGCTGTTGTACCGTTTACACCTCTGGCTCCGCCACTTAAAGTATTTGTGCCTGTGTTATTGGTTGTGTAAGATATATCTTCCGTTCCTATTCTTATTGTCCCCGATCCCGGAAACGAGTTCGAACTAGCAAGAACAATGTTAGTTGTTGTTGTATTCGTTAAAGCTGTTGCAAGAGTATTGGTTGCGGGACCGGGGGAAGTACCCCCATATGAACCTGTACCATAACCAAAGCCGGCAACTTGTTGTGCTGGACCTACTGAATAATAAATTTGAATCGTTGTTGATGTATTGTTTGAAGCTAAAGTTGTTCCAGTAACGTTTGCCGGTACGTGATTGTAAAAGTAGTGGACGTTGGGACACTTGTAACCATGAATTTTACATCATCAAAAGTAGTTGCGGATAAACTAGATCCACCTGGAATAGTAGTGCTAGAAAATAATACTATATCATCGTCTACTAAACCATGATCTGCAGAACAGGTTACAATAATTGTTTGTGTACCATTACTTGAAAAAGTACAACTGGTTAATGTTAATCTAATAGGATGTATATCATAATAAGTACCGGCTGAAAAAGCATATAAAATTCTATTGGTACCTATTGCAGCATATTTAATTCCAGCATTGTTGTCCCAATGATGGAGCGCTCTTGCGGCACCCGTGAGTTTGTCCCCACCTAATTGAAGACAGCCGCCTATTTTTTCAGGACTTCCGTATCTAAAACGTACATTATCTCCATCAATCCATTGACCTTCAGCCCCTGTATCTGATACTTGTTTGTTAAATCCCGGTACAATCCCTAATTTTTGTAGCATATAAAAACCTGTTTATTATGGTTTATATTAAATTTAACGCTATATCAAGATCTTGTTATCTAGCTGTAGTGGGTATTGAGTCATTATCAGTAGATGTTACAAATGGATTTTCAGCGAAAGCCATGTAGAGATATGTCCCACCAGAACCATTATAGTTACTATTATTATACCTACATTTAAAACCATTAGCTAAAAAATCATAAGAAAAACTTCCATCATCACGTTCAGCATCACTATTATTTGGTGTAAGGTACTCATCTGTAAGATTAAATCCTGGTCTTTTACTATCCACTATCCACCACCCACCACTACTATCTGTACGTTTCCCAATTATGAAAGATGGCTTAAAACCACAGAAAACAAATGGTCCATTTACATTCCCATTTCCGATGTAGGTGCTCATTTTTGAATAAGATGGTTTTTCTGCAAAACAATAGGCTATGTAAATACTAGATGAGGCATTTATTGCAGCATGAGTATTTACTGAAAAAACAGAAGAAGTTGGCTCAACCCCATTCCATCTGCTAGTAGAAGAGTCAAGTGCGTTAGTTGTGTTTAAATTTATATATTTACTTGCACCTAAAGATTGATGATAAACTGCCCAATCTTCTGAAGCATTTGTCCTTTTAGCTATGATCATAGCGGGTGCAGTATTCATTCCATGTTTTATCGTACCAGCAGTTCCTGTTCCTGTGTATAAAACAGTTGAAAAGCCACTTGTATTATTAAAATTTCCAGTTGAAGCTATTGATGCACCATTTGCTCCTGCTGAATTACTAAAAGATGTTCCAGCTTGCCAATGCCAGTTCACATAGCTTTTTCCATTTTGATTATAATTATATCCACCATTGTCTGTACCAACACTTGTTGATGATGAACCAAAAACTAAACCACCAGCGGCAGTAATATCAGAACCTTGATCTTTACCACTTTGATCTGCTTTCAGTATAGGTTCTTGACTATTTGTACCATTACCGCCTCTCATGATATCAATTAAAAGATGTCCGCCAGAATCTGATCTTGACTTAAACCAGGCTAATCCAATATTAGCCATAGACAGAGTTTGAGAACTTGAATTCCCGGTGTAAATTTTGCTATTAAAATAATCAATTGGTTTATCTATAATTGCCATTATGAATTTGCCTCCGATAAATTTGTAGCACATAAACTTAAAAAACCTGCGGGGACAGTATATTCAAAATTGCCACGGTTATTACCATCGGCGTTGCCTGATGAAATTGCGTAAGGCGGGGAGCCAAAATTAAATTGTCCAGTTTCTACTAAATTATTATTTCCATCTCCGAATGCTGCAAAATAAAAACCACTATCTTCAGGTGTGCTATTTGCTGCAGTTATTGTTACACCCCCACTATTAGTGGCTGGATTAGATGAGTTAGTATATGTACCATTTTTTGCAAAATGAATTTTATTATTATCTAAATCCATAGCTACTGAAATTATATCTCCAACAGCATAAGTAGTAGCAACACTTCCACTTGCATTTCCATCATTATTCTGAACATGACCACTAGCACCTTGATAACCATAAGTATAAGCCGCACTTCCTAACCATGTAGTAGAACTTGCAGATACTCTTTTTGCTATACCAATCTGAACTTGATTTGTATTTCCTGTTGGTTGTGCTTTCCATTTAACTTCCCAATACCATTTACCACTATTAACCCCTATTGTTGATGTATTATAACTATATCCAGTATCTCTAGTAATGACTTGTAAGCCTCCTTCTGAAATAGTACCACCAGCATAATAATTATCTAAAGAATTCATTGTAGAAAAATTAGTTGAAGGTGTATCGGTAGACTGTGCAACTGCTGTTATATTATTTTCTGCCCAATCTGTGCCTCCAAAAGAATCATTACCTAGATTAGCACTATCTTCATAAGCGAAATAAAACCCATTATTCCCCCCTGTTAAATCTTCTAGACCATCTATTGGCTTCCAAATATTTGAGTCCTCATCAAATTCTCCAAATGAAGTGGGTGCTAAAACTTGACCGTCACTGAAAACAGTTTCAGCTAAATAACCAAACAGATTTCCAGTAGTAGTACCACCATAAATACTACCTCCGAGTGCGTGCAATGTGGCACTATTTATTGCGGGTTCAAAATTCTGTGATGGATAGCTAGATATAGCACTTGATGGATTAATTGTCGCTAAAACACCATTAATATACCATTTAATTCTGTTAGCAGCTGTTCCTTGAGTGGAATCATATTGAAGCAAAATATGGTACCATGCGCTGTGGTCACGGAGAGCTTGTGCCGTACCTACTTGAAAATCATAAGCACTTCCGTTGTATTGTCCTATTAGAATATAATTTGAATTTACAACAATTTCACAAGTGGGTCTATTTGTTCCGCCTCCCTGCATTATAGTAGAACTAGCTGTTGAGATAGAAGTTTTAAGCCACGTAGATAATGTCCATTTTTTTCTGTTACTTGCAGTTCCAAGTGTTCTGGTAATAGATTCTTCTCTATTAGCACCTTCCATTCTAATAGAATTAGGTACTAAATCTCCTCCAGATGCTGCTGAGTTTGTTGGAATAATTATTGGCATGGATTACAACTCCAATACTGGTAATTCGCCTAAGGGTCTCGATTGAACACCATCTGTTGTAGTGTGTGTATGTAAAGTTTCAAGTGCTGGAGTATCACTTGCATTTGTAATTGCAGTTTCCATTTGAGCTTGTTTAGTTCTAACTGCATCTCTGTGAGTAGATATGCTACTTGGTATTGCAGTAGATTTCTCAGAATTTCTAGTTATGTACCAATCAGTATTATTTAATATTTCAGCTACTTGTTGTTTTAAAGTTTTTATTAATATTGTTTTTAATCCTTCAACTTTTACATCTCCAACAGATTTATCATCTGACATTAAATCATCATCTGAATCTTGTTGTGTCCATAAACTATCTGCGTGTGCTTTAGCAACAGCAGTTCCATAAGAAGCTGTTACAACATCATTAGCAAAATAAAAAGATTGATTAGTATTAATATACCATTTCTCATCTTTAAAATTTGAGTTATCATAAACTACTTCATGAATACCAATAGCTGTTTTTTCTTCAACCGACCATTTCATAAATATATCAGATGAATACTGTACATCTCCTAACATAAATCCTTTAGGGTTGTTAAAGTATTTTGTGATTAATCCTGATTCTACTAATGCGTACATAATAATCCTATGATAAAGTTAAATTTAAATTTCTACCTATTTCAAGCCACTTGGCCCCATTATATCTGAACGAAAATATGTCACCTTTTGCTCCAGTAGAAGTTAGTGTTGGTGCAACATCACCAGTAAATTCATAAACTGCATTCCATGCCAAAGTATTAGTTCCACCGGCATCTTGAATAACAAGTATAGATATAAATTGTCCAGCAGCTGCTCCTGTTCCTGAAGGTGCCGCCATAGTTCTGTTAGCTGTAAGTGTTACTTTTGCAACCGGACTATTGATTACATTCCATGTAATAGTAGAGGCATCTGTTAAAGCGTCTTCTGTATTTAAAACAGCTCCAGATATTGTTGTTAAATTATTAGCGTTAGCTGTAAACACTTTTGATGCAGCCGTAGTACCTAATGTTGCAAGATCAGAAAAATTTAATTCAGTACCTGTTGCAGTTATAGCTGTAGTATCATTAATTTTTGGTGAAGTTAAAGTTTTGTTTGTAAGTGTATCTGTTGAAACACGAGATAATAAAGTTGAGTCCGCTCCAGCAGGTAATAACATAACGTTAGTTACAGAAGCTGAATGGGGTTGTGATTTTATTTGTTGGCCATGTGAATTAGACTCACAGTTTAATTGAATAGTACCTGCGTTTGTATTACCTTTAACAGTTGCATGACCAGTACCATTAGGAGCTAAGTTTACGTCTCCATTTGATACAGATAAAATATTTGCAATTATAGGATCTGTTAAAGTTTTGTTTGTTAAAGTCTGTGTGCCAGCAAGAGTTACGTCTCCATCCTCTCCTAGAGGAATTTCAATAACTCCAGTGTTAGTTGCAACACCATCAAGATATACAACTTTATATCCTTTGTCAGTTGCTGAAAAAGTAACTGTAGCCCCTGAACCAGAGACTGCTTTTAACTGTACTGTGTATGCACCTGATGTACTGTTTTTAATAAAATAAAAAGTTTCTGTAAGAAGGGGGAATGTTACAATTTTGTTTCCTGTAATAGCTTGTGGTGAAACTGCACCAAGAATAATAACTCTATTCTGAGCGGCACCTGTTAAAGCTCCATCTGCTATAGCTAAAGCTGTTGTATTAGCTCCTGCACCTGCGGCGTTTAAAGTTTGGATCTTAAATCCACCTAATAATTGTTCTGCAAGATTTAAGTTAGCGTTAGTTTTGTTTCCCCAAGTACCGGCATTTTCGCCAGTTGCCATTAGTTCTACGCCAAGATTCGTGAATGTTGATGCCATAATTTTGTTCTCCTAATTATATCCTTAACTTATAATACTTATATCTTTAAAGTCAATAATGTTTATGCGCTTTGTATACCAACAACGTCAGTATATCCAGCACTTTGTGTTGCAGTAATATCTCTATATCCAATCGGTGCTACGTTTCCAACACTAGCTTTTGCTGATACTCCTGTTAAACCCATTACATCAACAGGTGAAATTGAACCTACAGATGATGTTGTTGATAGTCCTGTTAATGTAACCCCTATTCCTGCAAGTACAGATCCCACAGATGATGTTGCTGATACACCTGTTAAACCCATTACATCACTAGGTGAAATTGAACCTACAGATGATGTTGCTGATACTCCTGTTAAACCCATTACATCAACGGGTAAAATTGAACCTACAGATGATGTTGTTGATAGTCCTGTTAGTGTAAATGATATGTCCCCTGTTATAGACAGGTTACCAACTGAAGAAGTTGATCCTACTCCAGCAACAGTTAAAATACCTCCAGCAAAAATAATTAAACCCCCTACAGTAGAGGTTGCTGATTGACCAGTTAATCCAATTTCTTCATTTGATATAGGTGCAAGATCTCCCTCAGAAGCAGTCATTGCAAGTCCTGTTAAACCTACTATCTCTTGGTCTATTGAACCTATTGAACCTAATGCAGAAGTTGCTAATTGTCCTGTTATTAATAATGAAATATCAGATCTTGCAGTTGGCGAACCTACTGCAGAAGTTGCTGATACTCCTGTTAACCCAACTGTTTCTTGAATTGG